AAGTATCCCAAGTGGATATGGCAGCAAAGGGTGTAAAAGTTAAGAATCCTACTACAGGGCAAGATGAATGGGCAAATCTGGATTCTCTTGAACCATTTATGGCACAGGACAAAACAGGGCAGAATACTCAGCCTGGCCAGCAGCCAGTTCAGCCTGGCCAGCAGCCTGGTCAGCAACAGACAGCAGAAGATGTTAATGATCTTGCTAGATTACGCGAATTAGCAGGAATTAAAGAAGATTGCAGCGGTGGCGCCACAGGGGCAGGTGCCATTGCAGTATCTCCGGCAGCAATGGGTAAGGTTAAGCGTAGAACAGACCCCGTAGAGGAGAGCCCATCACTGGAACACCCAGTAGCAGGTCGTAAAACAATTGTAGGTGCTACCGGACCTCAGGCGTCGCAAGTAGGTAAATTATCGGCAAACAATGCAGCTCGAGGAAAAAAAACAGCCAGTAGGCAAAATAACGGCTTTAAGAAATAAATGAATAGAAATATACTGATTGATAGGCTTGACAGAGCAACCGAAAATGCGGCATCGATGGCAATAAATCGAGGATACCCAATTCGTATATCTAAAAAATCTACACTTATCGGAAATACCTTTGTTGAAAAAAATAGTGAGGGTTTATATGATGTTATTTTACCAAATAAAGAAAAACTCTATAAAGATATATCGGTATTCGATGTTGCTGTAATTATTGCTCAGAGGTATAATTCCGGGGAAACATCGTCCATAAAGAAAGTTCTTTCACTTGAATCACGTTATGAAAAATATCATAATGATATGATTCACTATTTAAATTGCCTTAAAAGTGCTAAGAAAAAGCATGACATTGAGCGTATGGCAATTTTAGAAGATAAATTTCAGGTGGCAGAAATTCTGGCCAAAGGTGCCAGAGATGGTATCTCAAATTTCAAAAGAATAAAATAGCTAGTAGAATGATAAATACTAGAAATAAAACTTAACAGGAACGATTTATATGCTTTTAAACGATATTGGTAAATCTCCAGATTCCACATTCAGAAGGATAAATCAGCACCTCGAAACTAATTATGGTTTTAAGATCTCTGAGAGTGTTAGTGATAAGGACTTAGTCTCTATCATGGAACAAATTGAAGAAGAAATTATGGACCTTAAAATTAAGGGTGATGATTCAAAGGGTTCTCCCGAAATTTCAAAGAGACTATTAGTCCTTGAAGGAATCAAGAATCTAAGGGAATTTGCACTCATGAGCTTTCAGTCACCTAAGCTGAATTCTGTTGTAGGTAATCTTGTTGACTATGTTGTTGACACATTTGAGATTACAGGAATGCAACAGGCAGATTTTGAAAGAGCGGTTGAAAGAGCAATGGACGAATATCGTTCCAGCAGGTACCGTTTCCCAGATGAAATTATTGAACAGCGTGTTAGACAGGATGCCATGGCAAGAATTCAATCCAGTGCAGCTTTAGATAATCCGCAGACCCCCGCAATTTCCCCAGAAATGCCAATGATGGAAAAGGAAGAAGATATGAAGAAATTAGAATCAGAATTAGGTGAAGGTGTGTGGGATCAGGCCAGCGGGTCGGCAAAGCGTGCTAGTGCCCTCGGCGGCCACGCTGCTCAGACTCCAGATACTCCACAAGCAAGACATGCTGCAAAGGTTCTAGATAACCCTGCTCTATCTCTAAAGCCGGAGGACGACGAACAAGTACCAATGATCCGCGATAAGAACGGACGCCTGGTTCCAGACCCATTTAAGGCACATGCTGCCGAACGTAGAAAAGGAATAGTAATGAAAGAACATGCAAATTTAGTAAAGAATCTTCGTCGTCTTCTAGAAACAGAAGTTAGTCAGGCGGAAGTAATGATGGCAGCCAAGGGCTTTGCTAAAGAACTGCAAGAAATGGTTGAAAAAATTGGTCGCCTACAAAACGAAGATCTTCCACCGGTAACAGATCAAATGCGCGAAACATATGGTATGGAATCGGCTTCAGCATTCCAAACACAAATCTATGGAGCACTTCAGAGTGTTATGGATTCGCTATACACTGCTAAGGGCCGGGTAGACGATGCCGTATCTAATATGGCCTCAACCGGCCAAGTAAGCGCCGAAACAGATATGGATATGCCTATTGATGGTATGGATGACATGTCTGCCGGGGATGACATGTCTGCTATGGATGCAGATCTTGATAATATTGACGCAGATCTCGAAGCTGGTGACGAATTTGGTGCCGATGATGAAGAAGCTCCACTAGGTCGCGAAATGAAGACAGAATCCCTGCAGCGTAAGGTTGTTGAAATGAAAAAACTTGTCGAGAAGGCAAAGAAGCTACGCGAAGCAAGGGGCTAAGATAGCCCATGAGAGCAAGAGAAATTCTAGAAGAGAATTATAATCAGAGTCTGGAGACAGATCTAGGTAATCTCTTAATAGGTGCAAAAGGTGCCGGCGCAGAAGAAATTAATACCCAGGATCTTGTAGTTCAACTACGCGGTATGGGATATGCTGTTGATGAAAACAGTATAATGGCACTATTAAGTCGAAATCCGGCTGTCCTTAATGCTACTCCGACACTTGTTCGTATGACACCTCCAGAAGGTATGAATCAGGGTGGAAGTGATCCGGCACAAGATACAGCAGCCCGAGTTGGCGACATGGCTCAGAAAGCTACAAAGATAGGATAACAAAATGTCTGATTGCTGCACACCTGGTACAGGCTTTCCAAATGCTTCCACAATGGAGCAATTGGCAACTAATTTTCCTGTAGTCTGGAAAGAAATTTGTATGATTCAGCAGGCTATCTTGGCTGCTTCGAGCCAATGCACGCCCGACGGCGGCCAAATGTGTACTACTGTAGGCGGCAATACTCCAATGACATTTATTGCTGGAGTCGATACTGTTACTGTTGTTAACGGCGGCACCGGCTATTTCATAGATACTCCATCTATATCATTTATTCCTCCATTAGGTGTTACACCGGGTAGTATTGCATCGGCAACTCTTACAACAAATGGCGGAAATATTTTATCTGTAAATATGGTTTCAGGCGGCCTCGGGTATCAGCCTGTGCCTGCAACAATGAGTGTATCATCTGTATTAGGCCTCAATGCAGTCCTCGAGCCTCTTGTAAATGCAGCCGGTCAAATCGTAAATGTAAATATTGTTAATGCTGGTACAGGTTATGTACTAGGTGATACAGTAACTGCTACTAGAGCAATTCTTCCTAATATAGCCTATGTAGATGCTGTATTTAAAATTACTGTAGTTGGCGTGCTTGGGGAAATTGTTGCAGTAGCAGTCCTGAATCCGGGCTCGGGTTACGAAGATAGTGTTACAACTGTTCAAATTGTCTCTACACTAAATCCGTTATTACCTTATCCACTTGGCGGTAGTTTTATTGGATCAGTGACTACTGACTTGGTAGGCACTATTACTGGTGTTGTAATAAGTAATGTAGGTGCGGGATATACTAATTTCTTGCCATATCTTGTTATTACAGACCCGGGCACTGGTGCTACAACAGTAGTTACACTATTGGCTAACTCTGTGGCATCTATTGCTGTAACTTCACCAGGAACAAATTATACTATAGCGGCAACGGGGACTGTACTTAATCCACCAACCGCTGCATTACCTAATCCTCCAGCGTTACCGGCAGTAGTTACTATCAATACCTCTGTAAATACATTTGGAACTAATCCTAATTTATATTGGCAGGTATGGACAGGCGCCACGACAAACAAACCTATCCAACAGCAACTTAATTCTGTATTGTCATACTTTAAGGGTCTGGGATATACAATTATTATCCAAACAAACCCTGCTACTGGATCTACTATTCAGTGGAAGATCTGCTGGTGATACTTTGACTTTGTGATACTCTTTGTGTTACAATCTGTCAATGCATATAAACAAACTATTTGATTATCAACCGTTACAAAGAGTAGACACCGGAAACGGCAGACGCTACATAGTTGGTGAAGGTCGCCCATTACCATCTGTAACAACAATCCTCGGCAAGACCAAAGACATGACTCATATTAATGAGTGGAAGAAAAATATTGGCGAGGATAAAGCCCAGAAAATTCTAACAGAATCTAGTGGTCTCGGTAACGGGATGCACAAGAATTTGGAAAATTATATTCTCGGTGACGAGATGAGCGGAACCCTTATGGCTAAGGCACTGGCAAAGGTTATCATTAAGAATGGATTATCTAAAGTTAATGAAGTATGGGGAACAGAAGTTTCATTATACTCGAAAGAGCTTTATGCCGGCACAACTGACTTAATAGGATTGCACGAAGATAAGCCATCTATCATGGACTTTAAGAACAGTCTTAAGGATAAAAAGCGAGAGTGGATTGATGATTATGCTGCACAGCTTGCCGCATATGCTTTATCACACAATGAAATGTATGGAACCAATATTCAACGCGGTGTTGTTATGGTAGCAACAAGAGAAGCAAAATATCAGGAGTTTATTTTTGAGGGCGCAGAATTTGACAGAGCGGTTAATTTATGGTTAACCTCTTTAGAAAAATACTATAAATTGTACGGAATGGTATAAATATAGTACACAAGAGGGCATAGTCAATGGCATCACCAGTAACAGTTTCAAGAATTCAAAATAGGCGGGGAACACAAGCGCAATTCAATGCCTTATATCCGCCTGGATATACCGGCACTGGCCCGGTTAATATAAATCTTTATCCTAATATTCTAATGCCCGGCGAATTAGCATTATGCACAGATACACGTAGAGTATTCTTAGGTAATCTGTCTGGCGAATATATAGAACTTGCTACTATTTAAAATCTATGACCTGGAAAACAATTTCTGGCGAAAAGCGCCTTCACCTCTGGAAGCAATTAAGAGAAGATATTAATACCCTTCAGCTTAAAGACAAATTAGAAAAAATTTCCGAGTTCTGCTCTACAATGCCGATTGGTAGGCGAACTTTAGATTGTTATGATTCGACTAATTGGCCAACTCCATGGGAAATTTTGTTTCATGGAGATTTTTGCAAAAGTTCTGTCAGTATTATTATTTTTTATACGGTTTCTATATTAAATAATAAAGAACAGAATATCGAACTGTGGGTGGTAAAAGATAATGATGGTGATTATCTTTTACCAGTGATAGACAATCAGTTTATTTTGAACTTCGAAGCCGGTAAGGTAAGTAAGCATTCAGATGTTTATGATTATTTTATAGTCATGCAGAAATTTTCAAAAGAACAAATAAAAACAATAATATAGAGGAACATAGTATGGCACAAGCTAAGGAAATTATGGTCGAGAAGCGTGACGGTACAAGAGAGCCGTATGACGTTTCAAAGATTAAAAAGTCAATTCAAATGGCTACTGAAGGGCAAGATGTAAATCCGCTTGCACTCGAATCAAAATTTGACCAATTTCTAAAACCTGGTATTAAAACACGTGACATTCAGCTGAATGTTATACAGCACGCTATTCAATTAGCTACACCGTCCGAGCCTGACTGGGTTAATGTGGCTGGTCGCGCATTGGCTGCCGATGAATGGGCAAATTTTCCTTTACGTGGGAAATCCTTCAAAGAGGTGGTTCACTATAATGTAGAAAATAAATTTTATACCAAAGAATTACTTGAATTCTACTCAGATAATGATCTAGAAGATCTTGGGGCAGCAGTAAAGCAAGTTAGGGATCTTGATTATAGCTATGCAAGTCTTATTACAGCAAAGAAAAAGTATCTTGGGAAGTTTGAACTAAACCAGCATATGCACATGGTAAATGCCATGCGTTTCGGTCAACTTGAACCTGCAGAAACAAGAATTAAGTTTGTTAAGGAAGTATACAATGCACTTTCTCAACGTAAGATTTCTCTGGCCACACCGTTTCTTTCCAACCTTCGCAAGGGCGGAAATATCGCATCATGTTTCATTATCGCAGTTGAAGATGATATTGATAGTATTTTTGATAACATTAAGCGTGTTGCTTTAATTTCAAAGAATGGCGGAGGGATTGGCGTATTCCTTGGATATTTACGTGCTAAAGGATCGGATGTTAATGGATATGCTAATTCTGCGGGAACTATTGTTCAGTGGATTAAAATTCTAAATGACACTCTTGTTGCAGTAAATCAGGGTGGCAAGCGTGCAGGTGCCGGAACAATTGCATTACCTATATGGCACAATGATATATTAGATTTTCTTGATATGCAGACCGAGCATGGTGACCCAAGAATGAAGGCATATGATGTATTTCCGCAGGTATGTATGCCGGATATTTTCCTAGAGAGGGATAAGAATAAGGAATCATGGACAACTTTTTGTCCATTTGAGGTAAAGAAAAAGTTAGGTATTGATGTGCGCGGGTTGCATGGTGCCGCTTTTACTGAAGCATATTTGAAGATTGAAAAAGCAGCCGAATCTGGTATATTAGGTATTTTCCGTAAATTTGATAATGCAAGAGACTTAATGAAAATTATCATGCGTATTCAATTTGAAACAGGTTTGCCGTATATTTCTTTTACAGATACAATCAATGAGTATAATCCCAATAAAGCCGATAATAACGGCCATGTCGGCATACCATGCGTTAATTTATGCACTGAGTCATTTTCCAACGTAAAACCTGACGAACTAGGGCACGTATGTAATCTAGCCTCTATTGTGCTCGGTAACATCAAAGACTTCAAGGAATTAGGCAAGATTGCAGCATTATCGACTAGGATACTGGATTATGGTATTAGTCTTACTAATGCACCTGATAAGATTACAGGTGCGCATAATGCTCGTTATAGAACAATTGGAATTGGCATGCAAGGATTGCATGATCATCTGGCAAGAGAGTTTATGAACTTCAGGGATCTTGATTACATTCGCGAACTTGCCGAGTGTGTTGAATATAATGCTGCATTGGCAAGTGTCGAATTAGCAAAGAGATTCGGATCGTTTGAAGCATTTGAACACTCCGAATGGAAGAATGGAAATCGTGTTGCTAAATTTGCCGAACATGGATCGGGGAAGTATGATTGGAAAGTTTTACAAGACCTAATCAATCAATTTGGAATGCGTAATAGTCAACTCACCAGTCCGGCACCTAATACAAGCACATCTATTTACATGGATTCGAGTGCAAGTATTCTTCCTGTCTATGATGCATTCTTCTCTGAAGACAATAAAAATGGTAAATTAGTTGTTGCAGCAAAGTTTCTTAAAGAAAATCCACTTGCTTATGGAAAGACTTTCCCTAAACATACTGCTACTGAAATTATTGACGTAGTGGCCGAACTTCAGAAGTTTATTGACACAGGTTGCTCTATGGAGTTAATATTTGACCAGCGTAAAGAGACTTTTAACGCCAAAGAGCTTTATGATGCTATCCACTATGCACATAGCAAGGGACTAAAGGCAATCTATTATATACGAGCTATTAAGAAAAACGCCACAGTAGACTCGGCCATAAAGGCAGAAGAAGATTGTGTGGCATGCGCAGGATAAAATAAATGACAGAATTGACACAGAAAAGAATCTTTGACGAACTGGGTGACGATGCCCAGACTGCACGTCAAATGATCAATGGCAAAGCAACAGGAATACTTAACCTAAATAGTGTTAAATATCAATGGGCACCAAAATTGTACAAGATTATGGTAAACAACTTTTGGATACCAGAAAAAATCTCCTTGGTTGACGATAAGGTCACAATTAGGGAATTAACAAAAGACGAAATGGAAGCGTTTAAGAACACACTTTCATTTCTTATTGCTCTAGATAGCATGCAAGTATCAAATCTACCAAATCTGACTGCATATATTACTGCACCAGAGGTGGCAGGATTATTCACAATTCAGGCATTCCAGGAATTGATTCATTCTCAATCATATCAGTACCTATTGCAAGAATTATTTCCAAATACAGAGCGTGAGGAAATTTATAACTATTGGAGAAATAATCCACTATTGCTAAGTCGTAACAAATTTATTGCCGAGCAGTATCAGAAATTTAATGATAATCAAACAGAGGAAAACTTTAAGAATGCAATAGCTGCTGATTTTGCATTAGAGGGAATTTATTTCTATAACGGTTTTCAATTCTTCTACCAATTGGCTGCACGTAATAAAGTTGCAAACGTCGCTAAAATGATTAAGTATATTGAGAACGACGAAGTAACCCATGTTAACATGTACGCAAATATCATTCGCGAAATATTTGATATTAACAATCCGGGCGATAGAAAAATTCTATTAGATAATATTACTCAGGCCGCTGAACAAGAAATTGAATGGGGCAAAGAAATTTACGGTGATAGAATTCTAGGAATTTCACAAGAGAGTACAGAAGGATACGTGAAATACCTTGTAAATCAGAGGACAAAGCTGTTAAGCTTAGGCGTAGTTTATAAGGGGTTTACAAAGAACCCGTATGAATATTTAAATGCAGAGAAGCGTGAGAACTTCTTTGAGACAAAAGTAACTGAATACAGCCGCAGCGAAGCGGTTGATGGATGGGATGAATTTTAATGTTAACACAGAAAACACAAGACACACCGTATATTGGTGTCTTTAAAACAGGTGCAGGCGAGGAATTTATTGGCAAGGTAGTTGATGAAACTATGATGTCTTATCAAGTAAAGAGCCCTCTCTGTATGGTTGCAACGCAGCAAGGGTTTCAATTTGCACCATTTATTATGATGGCAGATCCGGAAAAGACAATTACAGTTCCCAAGCCTGTAATTACGGCAATTCCTGCGCCGAAATTGCAAGAGCAGTATGAACAGGCAATTTCGCCAATTCAACTACTGAAAAAGTAATGGCATTTCTTGCTATCTGTAGAACAGGTGATATAGTTACCGGAACCTGTTATAATCATAGTAGACCACGAGCATTTACGGGAGTATGGGATATTGGTGCTGCAGATGTAACAGCAAATACTCTTTCTATTATTCGTGAAGGCGACACAGGTACAACTGATTGCGGCCATACATTTATAGCCGATGGTGGTTCTACTGATGTGGCTGCCAATGGAATTAAATTGCAAAGAGTTGGAGATTCAGTAACAGTGATAGGTGGTGGGACCGGTATTTCAGTATCCGGTGCACCAGATGTGACATCTAATTAATAGACAAGGAACTATAATGAAACCTACTAGTAAGACCCCGTATGAGATTCGCCTCGAACTACTTCAACTTGCTCAAGTAATTCTTAATGAGAAACACAAGGCCTCTGGTGTTTCAAATGGAAACAATCAGAACACATTTCCTACAACTGAAGAAATTATTGCCGAAGCTGATAAGATGAATGGGTTTATTTCTAAAGCCAACCATTAATCCAGTTGACAGTAGACTATTGGTGCAGTATAATTCGCCAATATGAATATATTTAAAAAATCGGTAAAAAGATTTAAATCCTGGATGAGTTACGATCCGCCGGGATCAATGTCCTCTAAAGGATGGCGGCTCTTTAATAAAGAATACAAAGAACAGGCACCAATCAGATATTGGTTCGCGCACACCTTTAAGTATTCAGCTCTCATGCCTATTAAATGGAAGTATGAGAAGATTCGCGATTGGATTCGCTATCGCACGTACGATAGATATCATATTGTCGATACTGGCCTCGCACCGTCATATTACGATCCCTGCACAGTAATTTTACATGTTAATTTCAACATTCTGAAAGAATTTGTTGAGGTCGAACAAGCATGGAGCAAATACCTATGGTCCGGGGAATATAAAGAAAAAGCCTCTTGGTGCGAAAAGCATATGCCTTTCTATCGTCGTGTTTTTTCGTTCCGTAGCTCGAAGCTTGGAATTGAGCACTTTGAATGGGCTGCTACTTTGGATGATCCTGCCCTGCCACCTCATGAACGCTGTGAACACCAGGCTATTGCCGCTAGAGAGATTCTTGTTTTGTATAAGTGGTGGATCGAAGATCGTCCGGCACGTAAAGAAATCGAACATGTTCCGCATAGTGATCAAGGACTTGGTATGATGTCTTCCCTTGACGATGATTTTGATAGAGACGCCGAAGATTACAAGACTCATGTTGCATCGATGGATGCAGCTACAAAACAAGAGGAAGATTGGAATAATGAAGATGAGGAAATGCTTATTCGCCTTATGAAGGTAAGAAGGAGTTTATGGACATAACCTATAATCTGGAAGTAGAAATGGCCGGAGATGCCATTGTTATTACCTACCTAAAGGATAGGGATATTGCTGTTCAATTCTACAGCGCATTATGTAATATGCGTTGGAGAAAAATTAATGCACTTCCGGATGACCAGCGTATAATTGAAAAATTAAAGGGCATTGATAGCAATATTTGGAGTTGTTCTTGGCGATTTGCCGGAGGAATCATTGCGGACATTCGCAATTCCAACTATAATACAAACGAAGATTACATACATTTTTACTGTAGTGGTAATGAAGGCGATGTATCCGACATAGTAAAAGAATGTTTTAAAAGAATGGGCTGGGAGCCGTGCCCCTGGGACAATAATGAATAACTTTAGTTTAGTCGAACATGTTAAGACATTTGATGGAATGTTAGTATTCGCTGACGTGCATGGCGATTACGATTCCTTCAAGCGTGCTCACGACTTTGCAAGAAGCGAGCATTTTTTCTTTATGTGCTTAGGCGACTTAGTTGACCGAGCACGTAAGCCCTTTGAAGTAGTTAAGGCCATGTACGAATGTATGTACGACGGCCAGGGCGGCTTTGTTATTGGTAACCACGACGAAAAGCACCATCGGGGTGCAATGGGTAACAAGGTAAGTTTTTCTAGAGATGCGAAACAGACATTAGATGATGTCGGTGCAGCACGCAAGGAAGAATTTAATCGCATGTACTCTGCAATCATCGAAGATAAGATGTTGTCCGGGTTGTTTCATACCTTTGATGACTTAACATTAGTTCACGCTGCAAGTCACCCTTGTATCTGGGAAGGTGTTAATGTGGTTGGAAAGACTGCCCGTTCTCGATTCTTAGTCGGCGAAACAAACGGTGAGAAGTACGAGGATGGATATCCTGTTAGGTTATACAACTGGATAGAAGAAGTGCCGATGGGTAAGACAGTTATGGTAGGGCATGATAAGCAGCCTATCCATAATGTGCCTATCACAGAACCTATGGTTGTCACTAATAAGAATGGTGGCAAGGTAGTATTCTTAGATACTGGTTGTGGCAAGGGCGGATTCTTAACTGGTGCCGTTGTATTACACGGCAAGAAAGGATTTAAGTTAGAAAACTTTGTGGAGTTCAAATGACAACAATAAAAGGCAAGTGCGACCCATTTTTCGAGACAGGGACCGAAGGTGTAATTTGGTCCCTGTACGAGGATGGTAAAGAGGGATATGATGCCCTTCAGGTTATTGATCAGGGTGATTATCTTACAATTTTTGATCCCGAGAATCCAACCAAAGTGGTTTGGGAAGGTAATATCGATCTCGAATGGGAAAGAAATTACCATCCTTATCCTATGAATCCGCAATATGGTCAACAAGCCATTATGGGAATGTGGGTACACGGTATTCAGCGTAATGTAGAACCTGATGATTGGGGGACATGGTTCTTCAAGGCATATCCGGCCGAACTCATTAAGAGTGAAATTGGCAGGTTGTACCGCTGCAAGAGTTCAACCATTGAGGGCCATAGATGGACAGGGAAAGGCTCTCAGTGGAGCAAAGAACCGAAAGTATC